TAATTTTGTGTTCTCCCTCGAACTTCTTAGGTTTATCTTCAAGTTTGCTATCGTTAATTAAAGCCATTCCATATTCTTCAAGTAATCCCAATAAGTAGTGTTCAAACTCGTAGTTTCTCTCAATCTCCCATATTCTAGTGCCATTGAAAGACCAACTAACTAAATGAGTCTTGTCTATCTTTATGCCTAGAGAATTGAGTATGTATTGTTGAATAGACACTTGGGCTAAATAAACCTTTGCTTTATTCCAATCATGAGGTTTCTTGCCAAGTGATCCACATTTAATTTCTAGCAGTGTATTTTCTGATCTAGCATCAGGTGTGCAAGATAAATCAACAACAGTATCTCCTTTGAGATTAAAAGCATTTTGCAGCACATAGTTATGTTGGTCTTCTAGTATCTCTGTAGGCATTTTCTTGTTAATCAATATCCATTTAGCTATGCCACTTCTCTCGTGTTCAACACCGAAGTCCACATATTTCTGCATAAACTCTCCAATAGGTTTTTGTTCTCCTTTACGATCCCATTCAAGCATCTCGTTCCGAGATGTGTAAGTTCCGAAACAATAATTTAATGCTGATGAGCTACGAAGATTAAACCTTTTCAAGTGCTTGTCCGAGCTGAATTTCGCTTGTGTTTTCATTGATACCCCCATTTTTAAGTGCCAACTCTACTGATTTTTTCTTATCTTTGGCTTTGGCTATCTTTTTAACTTCAGGATCATTGATCTCGCCTTTTAGGTTTAGTTCTTCAGGTTTTGTCTGCCCATTGTGATACAACTGTAAACCTAAACCGAATAATGACATGGTTTTGACCATAGCACGTTGCATATTGTCTTGAATATCATCTGCTCTAGGATTTTCTATTGCATTGTATTTGTTATCATAGACAGGCAACCAACCCTCTTTGTACAGTTCTCCGATCTCTACACGACATCTTAATATCATTGTTCCATTGTCATAAGTAAATGGCTCTAACCATTTTACTTGAACTTCAGGATAATGATGATTGAAGATATGCCAAGCATAAGACCATTTAAGATAGGTATAATTGCCTTTTTCTTCTGTTTTACCTGTAATATCCACCTTAGATAAGGTTTCAAATACCGATTTATAACTTAATTTTTCCATATTTAACTCCAAATGTTTTATGTATAGATTTATACTAATGGAAATATTTTGATAATGCAATAGAAAATATTTTATTAATTTGCCTATATATATGTATGTATATATAATTATAGGGAAAGAAAAACAAAAGGACTAAAAAACTATTATATAATAATAATAGTAAATATTAATAAATACCACAAAACAGGAGATAAAACAACATGAAAATAAAATTAAATGAAGAATCGCTAGAAAAACTCATTATCGACATGAGGGAAAATGCCAAGAAACTTGGAGAAACTACTAAGAATTTGGATCTACTGGAAGAAAAAAGAAAAGAATTAATCTATAAATCCTATTTAGAGGTCGAAAAAGGTACTGAATTTACTAAAAAAGCTATTGCCAGTACCAATCCAAAGGTTGTAGAGATAAATGCTCAAATATCGGCTCTAAAAGGAGATGAACAAGAACTCAGGTGGCTACTTAGAATCTACAATATCCAAGCTGATCTTTGGCGATCCCTCAATTCCTCAAAAACTCAAGAACACAAAATGTATAATTCTTATTCCTGATCTATATTAGAATATGCTAATACTTGTAAGTTATTGATTTATATATAAAAAATAAAGTTCTTGACAACAATAAAATATTTTGTTATAATAAATTATCCCAACAATTAAGTTGGAATGAGGATATTAATATGAAAATTATAAATAAAAAAGAATGTTATCATTTAAATGATATTTTAGATGATGACTTTTTTAATATGAGAGAAAATAGACTTATACCTTTATCTCAAAGAGGTGGATTTGGTGAAAAAATTGATAGAGTCGAATTAGCAGAATATATGATTGAGTTAACTAATTCAGCACTTGTGAATTTAGCCTACAATGCACAAGAGAAAGGAGTGAGATTACCTATACCTATTTTGTCTTTGGATATTAAGCCTGATGAACTTAGTGATCAAGAAGGTCAATGGACTTATTATGAGTTAAAAGTAAAAGTTGGCAATATAAGCGATCATTGGGATTCTTTTGATAAAGGAATTGTATCTGAAGATGATTAACCTAAAATAAAAACAGGAGTGGGTATCTCCTTAAACCTACCCAATAATTAACAAAACAACGAGGAAACTATGAAATATAAATTAAATAAATACCAACGACCTGGTTATTCAGGCAACGCTGAATGGGAGCAAATGGTAATCAATCCAAAAGGTTTTGGAAAACACATTTTGCTAGAATTAAGTCGAGAAGAAAAGATTACATTGTACATAAGTTATAACTCAAAAGATAAAACTTATCGTGGTGTAATACTTGAGGGCGAAGATGAACTTTGTAATCTCAAATTGGAAGTAAAGTTTGATTACTTGAGCCTTTCTGATACTGCTTTAAGTAATCTAGGTTTAACTTACGAAGATTAACCTAAAATAAAAACAGGAGAAAGAACACCTATAATTAATTTTATAGGTGTTTTTTTTTGCCCAGATTTTAATTTGTTTGTATAACTACCCACAAAAAACAAAAAGAATGTACGAGAAAGCGAATATAAAACACAAAAAAACACATTGACAACAGATTTTCCATAACTTAACATTAATAAAACTATGGAGAATAATTATGTTAGATAACTTAACTGATGAACAGCAACAAGAGTTTGTTGAAAAGTCGATCCAAGAAGAAACAGAAACTTTGGTTAGACTAAACAGGGAACTTACCACAAGCCAAAACTTATTGAAGTCTATCGATGATTACATCATGGCTCATAAAGATAGCAACCGAATAAACCAAGATACTAGACTCGCATTGATTAACATTAAGTCTGATCTCAAATGCGATATTCATGGTTTACAACAAACGATAGCAAAAATATAGGAGAAAGTAATGGAAAAGCAAAGCCAAGCACAAATGATATTTAATAAACTGTTACAGGGTAAAGAGTTAACAGTTTTAGATATGTCGCAAAGACCAATCTCTACTATGTATGGAGCTAGAAGAATACTAGATTTGAAAGAATCAGGTGTTCCGATTCGAGATGAATGGATAGAGTTACCAAACAATAAGAAAGTTAAGAAATACTTTCTAACTGAGATGGATATTAAAAGAATTAAAAGGAAGTTAAGTGGCAAAAAAACCAAACAAAGAAACTAGAGAACATTATAAAAAGTTAGTTGAGTTTGGTTGCGTGGTTTGTGAACGAGAATATGGTGTATACTCCACCCCTTGCATACATCATATTACTGGGGCAGGTATGGGTAAAAAAAGTATTCATGCCTTGCCTTTGTGCCATAAACATCATCAGGGATCTGAGGGAATACATCACTTAGGCAACAAAGTTTGGGAAGAAAAATATGGTAGTCAAGAAGAACTACTACAATACATAAAGGAGAGGATATGACTTGGGATTACAGGGCAGAATGGAAAAGGAGATTAAATAAGATTATAAAATATCTAAAAGAAAAAGAAGTAAAAATTATGAGGGTTGATTCTCACTCTTATACTGTGGATTTGATTTGTTCTTATAACAGAAAGATCACTCTTTTAAAATTAATTACTGATAAAGAAAACCAATATACATTAGAAATGGATATTTTAACTAAAAGATTTAGCCCAAACTACCATGTTATTAGTAATTTAAAACAAGCATTAGAGATTCTCTTGGGAGATGGAACTATCAAAACAAAAGATCCAGTAAAAAGTTTACATAAACATATGGAGAAAATAACTGTGGCTGAAACAACTAAAAAAGATATAGCTTTCGATAAATTTATACAATGGAGGAGAACATGATAAAGATAGAAGATAATCTACCAGTTAGAGGTACTAGCAAATATTCTGAGTATTTTGATGTATTATATAATATGAAGTCAGGACAAAGTTTCTTGGTAGATGATTACAAAGTAGTTGATGCAGTCAGGCACAGGGCTTGGGAAGAAAAAATACCTTTATCTTTTAGGCAAGTAAAAGAAATTGGTAAGCCATTACAGTATCGTATTTGGAGAAAATAATGAAACTAGATTTACTTACCATTTTACTACCGAAGTCATTAGACATGGGCAGTATTGGGAGTGGCAAGTCGCATGACTCCATAACACCACAAGAAGTATCTACTATACTATCCTATGCTAATCT